CCAACAACAAAACCTGCAGCAACTTCTACAAAACCCACAACAACTGCAACGAAACCCGCAGCAAAACCCACAACAACTTCTACAAAACCAAATACTTATAGACCTGGTGCTACTGTTCGTGCAACTGGTCCTAATATGGATAAGTTCCCAGAACTTCAGAGATTTGCTAATCAAGCAAGAAAAGTTGCTGAACCAGTGTCTAAAGTTGCTGGTGCAGTTGCTGCATTAAGAAACATTACTCCTGCTGGTGTTGCTGCTGCTGTTATGGCACCAAGACCTACTGCAGATGGAACTTTAACAGCAGCATTAAAGAGAGGTGACTATAAACCAAAACAGGGTCCAGCAAATCCAGACCAAGGATTAACAAAATCACAATCATTTGATAAAGCATTTGCTGCTGCCCGTAAATCAAATAAAACTGGATTCACTTGGAATAATAAAACATACAATACAAAGATGAAAGAATCAGTTGATGATTTTAATATGATTCAAGATTATCTGATTTCTGAAGGATATGTTGATAATGCAAAAGCAGCAAGTGCTATTGTTGAAAATATGAGTGAAGATTGGTTAGATGTTGTTCTTGAAGATTTAGAAGAAAGAAGAAAGCAGTTGATGCAAAGACAAAGGCAACAAGTAACTGCATCACAAGAACGTGTCGCATCTTATCAACAAGCAAAAAGAAGAAAGCGTCAAAAAGCACAAGAAAAAGAGCAACTTAAGAATGAATTGAGAAAAGAATTGCGTCGTGAAGCAGTTGGTGATCCAATCAGTCCAAGCAGTGTATATAAGTTAAGTGATAAAGATGTTCAAAAAAATCTTCAATCTACGATGAAACCTGCTGGTCCTGCTCCAATGAAACCAGCAGCACCAAAACCAAAACAACAATCATCTTCAGATAGATTTGTAAAAAGAATTGTAGGAAGCACTATGCTTTCTCCTCTCTGAATTAAAGTTACTTACTAAGTGGACACCTTGATAACTGTCCACTACCACTAAACAAGCACTCAAATCTCCTGTATATTACATTTGTTCAGTTGAAACACACCAATGAACCACTTTGATGACATTCAAATTGAAGAGTCTGCTGGTTTTGACTTTGCAGAAGCATCCTATGAGGATCTCTTCGATGAAGTTGAAAATGAAGACAAAACCTTCAATGTTTTTCTGAACAGCAACTACGATTATTGATCATGACTGACACTGTAAATGTTCTGCCTCATCTGAACGAACTGAAAGAAACTTGGCGTCGTCAAGATTTTTCTTTCACTCGCCAACAACAGGAAGAATATGATCTTCTGCTTCAAGCACGGCGAGAAAGGGTAAAGTATTTCTATGACAATAATCTAGTCTGCAAAATTAGCAAATCTGCTCAAGATAAACTGAAAGAGGACAATTAAACAACTGTCACAAGGGAACTCACATGGTTCCCTTTTTTGCTTTATCATGAACTTGTGAACAAAACACCAATGCAAAACAAGCACATTGAGCATCCAGAAGACACAATCCTGACAGGTGATCTATCTGTGTTGGATTGGATGTATGAACCTGATAGTTTTATCAGCGTCAAGATGGATGGATCTCCTGCTATTGTGTGGGGTCGTAATCCTGCCAATGGTAAGTTCTTCGTTGGTACTAAATCTGTTTTCAACAAAGTAAAGATTAAGATCAATCATTCTCATGAAGAAATTGATGCGAACCATGAAGGCAAAGTTGCGACTATTCTTCATGCTTGCTTTGATAGTCTACCTCGCACAAATCGTATCTATCAAGGTGATTTTATTGGTACTGGCGGGAGTGATACTTATCTCCCCAATACGATCACTTACAAGTTCAATGAGGTGATCGAGCAAAGTGTAATCATTTGTCCTCACACTGAATATATCTGTGAGGATGATCTTCGCAATGCTGTTGCATATCCTCTTACCAAACAGTTTGCTGATACTCTTGATGTGAAGTGGGTGCAACCAGAAGCATATATCTGCCCAGATCGTGAAGATATTGAAGACTTCTGTAAGTTTGCTAAGCAAATGAGCACTCTTTGCACTTTTGTGAATGACAAACAAGCAGCAGAATTGAAAAAAGTTATCAATTCCTACATTCGTGAGGATAAGGAGGTGGATGAGCATGAAATTGCAGAAAATTATGATGTTGACATTAACTTGATACGATTGTGGAAGTTAGTTGAGTCTATCAAGATGGATTTGTTTTTCTTCATTGAATCTGACACTGATGTTACTTGTGAGATTGATGGTAAGTTTAGCGATCACGAAGGGTATGTCATGACAAACCAACATGGAACTTACAAGATTGTTGATCGCAGTGAGTTTAGTAGATTGAATTTTACAATTCCAAAATCTTGGTAACTCTAAACACCACCTTCGGGTGGTTTTTTAATAAATACTCAAAAAGTGTTTGTAGAAATGGCAGCGAAGAAGAACCTTAAAACTTTCAGAGAGTTTATTGAGATCACAGAAGCAAAGAAACTAACACATAAGTTTCCTCTTTCTTCTGATGAACGTGAGACTGCAAGAAGAATTGGAAGAATGGCAGATTCTGATGCAAAACCAGAAAGACGACAGACATCAACACCAACCAGATCTGCAAGAAAAATAAGAAAATTTGATTTGTCTTCAATCGTAAAAGAAGGTGAAGAGCAAATCAATGAAATGCCCTATCAAATCTATGGTCCTGGTCCTCATGGTCCTAGTGATGCAGAACCACAACCACTAGGCAAACCATATAAGAACAAAAAGAGAGCAAAAACCAGAGCAGATAAGTTAGATCAAGAAATTGGTGGTTATCGTCATTTTGTTCGTAAAGTGGATGAAAACTGATGAAAACATTTGCACAGTTCATTGCAGAGGCAAAGGAATCAAAACCACCACAAGAAGTTCTTGCTAAAATAGCAAAAGCATACGGTAGAAAACATCGTGGTGTGAATGTTGATACTTCTCACAGTGAAAAGACTGGCAACATTCGTGTGAATCAATTATGGGTTCCTCCACATCTTCAAGGAAAGGGAATAGGAACCAGAGTAATGAAGGGTCTTGGTAAATATGCAGATAAAACTGGTAAAAAGATCACATTAAATCAAGATCCTGATCCTGGAAAGAAAGAGAAATTAGCAAAGTTCTATAAATCTCACGGATTCCAAGCAAATAAAGGTAAGCAAAGAGATTTCTCAACATCGGATAGTTACATCAGACATCCAAATCAATAAATCAATAAATAACTAAAAAGTATTATTAAAAATGGACGCACAAGATTTTCGTAGTCTTCAAGAAGCATATATGGAAGTTGTTGAAAATCAGCAACTTGATGAAGCAGAAGGTTCATATGGACAAACTCCAAAATCATCATTAAGATATGGAGATCGTTGGCAAAAAGATTTGAAAACTTATAAAACGACTAAGGCGGGAAGTTATTCAGGTAAACGTTTAGTTCATAAAAATGATCCTGATGCTGGTAATTTTGGAAAAAGAAGCACTCCTCCAGTAGGAAGTAGTGCTGGCGATCCTCGCCGTACTCATTTTAGATCTAGAATCGGAATGACTCCATCCGATAGAGAAGAGATGCGTGGAGAAATACCTACTAAACCTGGTGGAATGCCAAAAGGTAAGAAACTTGCCAGACAAAAAGCAAGTGGTGTAAGTGCTGAAAGTTTTGATATTTACGACATCATCCTCTCACACTTACTTGATGAAGGATATGCAGAAACTGTAGAATCTGCACAAGCAATTATGGTGAATATGAGTGAAGAGTGGAGAGATGAGATTGTTGAAGAAATGCTTGATGAAGCAAATAAGGCAGAGAAGATGCTTGGGTTGACTCCAAGACAACGTGAGCAAGCAAGAAATCTCCATCAATATACAGGAAAACCTATATTTTATGGTACTAACCCAAATAGAAGAAAGAAACCTGATAGGAGTGATCCAATCTTAAATAAGTCACACAAAGATATGACTGCAAAGAGACAAGCATCTCATAAAGCAGGAAGACATCTTAGAGGTGATACTGGAGAATCTGGTAATGTAGTAAGATCGCGTTATCAAGCAAATAAAGATCATAAAGATGGTTATCCATCAATTAAAAGAGTTGATACCTAAAAAATAACATATTCAAAAGAGGGTCTAAACAACCCTCTTTTTTTGTGCCACTCTGAGAACTGTCCACTCAAAACACCAGAAGCACCAGTCCAGGGATTACCATGACTGTGTTGAGACAAAACACCTCATGACTGCAACTCAAACCAAGATTCTGTTCGAGACTGGTAACGATCTCTCTGATGATTTCATGAAAGTTTGTTATCGTCGCATGAAGTCTGACAGTTTTGATGTGTATGAAATGATTGGAAACCCTAAGGTTTCTATCAAGCATCGTGCTCGTCGTGGACCTTCTGAACTGATTAAAGAAGATCCTATCGAGGGTAACACTTACGTTGCAGGAATTGCTTATGATTCTTTTGATGTTTGGGTAGATTTTCAAGATCCTGATTCTAGCACTGGTCGTCCTGGTTGTTCCAAATGTGTTGGAGAGGATATTCGTACCTTTGCTGATGCTATCTCGATTGCACAAGAATATATTTAATGCGTAAAAGGTGGACAGTCTCTAAACTGTCCACCAGACCTTCCAGAATCGCCCACAGTGCCCTTATACTGTATCTGTTGAGTCAAACTACCATCTGCTAATTGATTATGGCAACTGGTGTTTTCTTTCTGATTGGTTACTGTATGGGAGCAGGAAATGTTCTCCTGATTCAGTATTTGTCCCGTAAAGGTGTTATCTGATTATGAAGTACGAAGTTCAACTCTACGTTGGTGGTAAAGTCTTTAAGGAAGAAGTTTATGCAAACTCTCCTAAAGATGCCCGCGAAACTGCACAAGCACGAAACCCAACTGCAAAGATTGTCGGTGTAAATGGAGTGTTCAAATGAACTACCTTTGCCTTATTGATGGTTTGTTAGAGTTTGCCAGCACTGACCCATCTTCTTTCGCACATTATCAGTTGATGTATGCTGAAGAGCACAAGAATGCTGATGTTCAGTATCTTACTCTAACTGACGAAGAATACGACGAAATGTTCCCTTATGAAGAGGATGAAGAATGACTTTAACGACTAAACAAATTGATGCTCTACTTGCACTGCTTAAGTATCACCAAGATGACGGATGGTATAATGTTATTGAAACTACAGGTCTTCTTGCTTATGAAAGTGGCGAACTTCGCAAAGAACTTCTTAAAATGCGTGAAGAGGTTTGATGATGATTTACTCTAATCTCTTGCAAGTATAACCTCTATGTTGTTTCCACTTTCCTTTTCCAACTTCACACATTTTGTTTGGTAGTAAGTTATTCTCTCTACAAAACTTTTTGAGGTTTGATACTTCTAAAGTTTCTCCATTTGATGTAGTTACAATCCACTTTTGTTCTGCGATTGTTCTACCTTCATTCTCAAACCTTTCTCTTTGAGATTTGTTGCCCTTTATTCCTCTTTCTCTTGCTTTTTCTGGTGTATCATTTTCCATAAAAACTTCAACTGCCTTTTTTATATTTTCTCTGCAAGCATTTATTTTCTTTTCACTCCTACTTACTCCACCTTTCTTTCCACCAATCTTACCTCCTCTTTTGCTGATTTTGCTTCGTTCTTCTTTACTTATAGCAAAGATGCCTATTCCAAGTTCCTTACATCTCTTTCCAGATGTTTCACCTCCCATAATCAGTTTTTGATGCACAAGTTCCTCATCTTTTAAGTTACCAACTAATCGTTTCCAAGCAACATAATCTGCTCTCTTTCCGTGCAGTTTCCATTCACAATAATGAAACATAGCGTGTTGAGTTAAACTAATCTCAACCAGATTTGATGGGTCATTTGTTCCACCTCTGTGCTTGGGAATGATGTGGTGTTTGTGTCTCATTTTAACCAAAGTTACCTGTATTATTTAGCACAATGACGCTTGATTTTGCAACTTCCAATCTATCAAAAATAAAACCAAAGTTCAGGACTTCAGGTAACATTTCACAACCACGAAGAAAGGCAGGTTCTTCACTCAATGACATTGGTGGAGATGGTAACATTGGTGCCACACAATCAGAATACTTGAATCGACTGTATTTCGCGTTTGATAACACCACAGACACTAAACTTCGTCAATTCATTTATCAAGAGATCAAAAAGATTCTCATTCAGCAAGGTAAATGGTGACAGTTGAGAAACTGGCACACTAAATCTCCACGGTGTCAGTTTTCCTGTATTCTATAAGAGTCAAAAGATTTCAAACATGATCACTGACACCACACAAGACAAACAGATTCGTCGTTCAATCATTCAAGAGGTTGAATCTATGAATCTTCGTCTTCTTCAACGAATTGCTTATGAGGTTCGTTGTGAAGAACTAGGCATCTATCCCGATTCTTGGAAACTATTTCCTGAGGACTGAACAATGAACACTGCATTTGTCTCTCCAAAATCTAAGAAAGCAAAGAACAGATTTTGTAACTTGATGCAATCAGAATCAGAGTGTATTGTTGAACAAAACAAAGGTGATCGTGTATTTTTGCGTTCACTGAATGGCAAAAACTTCTTCTGGGTGAACATCAATTCTGATTCTGATTGGGAGATTGAGTTCTAATGAAACTGTTAAATCACAAGTTGTTCATGAAAGAAATGCAACATGCAACAACTTATCTTGAACTCATGTCTTTAGAATTGAAAGATTTTGAGTTTGCTGAATTATCTGAAGAGTGTCGTAATATTTCTGAAAAACTTGCATTGTTCATTCAAAAACTAAAATGACTGAAACACAAGAACAACTGATTCGCAGTATTGAACAACAACTTGAGAATCTTTCGACTTTGGATGAAGAACTTTGTTTTGAATATGAGTCAAAACTTTATCATTCAGATTTTATGGATGAACCGATTGTAGAGAAGTTCACTCCTGAACTTCTAACTGAACTTGAGAATCTTGTTTATGAACGCAACTAAAACAATGAATCTCTATATTCTCAACGAAGTTCTCTACGATTACACTGATGGAATGTGTGTAATCGCTGCCGAATCAATGCCTCATTGTGAGCAGATCTTTATGAAGGAGTTTGCTACCGATGGTGGTTTTGATTATGAAAAAGCAAGGAATGAAGAACTACAAAAAGAGTTTAATTCTGCACGAATTAAAGTAATCGAAAACATCAATCATCCTGCTGGTGTTGTTTCTTATGTCTATGGTGGAGGTTAATTCAATGACTGATTACGGATTCTACACTGTAGAAGAACTACAGGAACTTGCTGATTCTGATTTATCCTTTGAGATTGCAGATACGGCACTTCTAAAAACATCAGAAGCAGATGAGTATTTGAATCTATTGATTGCAGAACTTCAGCGTCGAAACTAACATCATGTACCACTTGTAGAAGTGGCACAATAAATGAGCACAGTGCTCAAAATCATGTATTCTTAAAGAGTCAAAGCAATTCAAGCAAATGACTACCACTTTCGCTGATCAAGTTGCTCAACAAGATGCAAA